GTCGGAAAGACTCATCCCAAGGTCCGCAAAAAGACTGTCTAAATCTACAGTATCCTCAACATCAAAAGACATATCAAATACATCCATTATATTGAAGATAGCTTCACTCTCCAATGACACAGTGTTAGACTGCGCTGTGTAATTGTTCTGAACTGTCAATGTAACTTTAAACTTGGAAACATCAAATACTTTTCTACAAACGGGGCAGGTGTTCTTACCTTTATCTTTCCACTCTTGTATACAGTGGGAATGAAACATATGTCCACAACGGATGGGTGGGTTGGTCCTTGTTGACCTTACCTCATTGAGACATATGGCACATTGTGACATTCTAATGTACAATTTTAAAGTTTTTATTGCAATTTACCACACCTAGTACGTCTTAGACATGTTGGTGTATGTGTTGCATGGATCACATTTCTTACGGGAGTTCTCTTGAAGCTTGTTGAGGAACTCGGGACCCTGCTTTTGGAGCGCCTGGCGGAAAGAGTAGTTGTCCTCGAAGCTGATTCCATTTTGTTCCATCAAATAGTTGTTGGTAAGCTGCGCTGAAGAGTTGATGGTGAAGCATCGTCCATCGGCCATTCCAAGTCGCTGAGACATTTTGTATTAAAGTAACATTAGAAATTATTTTAACTATCTACCACTTTAAAAAGATGGTTACCATCTTGAATCTGATTGGGGTCAAAACTAGCCTTCGCTTTTCCATCAAAAGTATACCCAAAATAAAGGGAATTCTCAGCGTTGGCCCTGAAATTTGAAAGGCGATACATCTTTTTTCCATTGTCCATTGTCATATATTCGAAAAAAACCTCGTGATCGGTTCCGGGTATAGTTGTCCACTCCCAAAAACCATCATTCGAATAGGACCAATATTCGCCTGTACCTTTATTTTTCAATTTGTATAGGTTGGGTTTACTTGAAACTATTTCAAATATCATTTTACTCGAATCCTGTTTGGTTTCTCCCTGGTCAAATGCGACTAAATTTTCATTATCTGGGTCAGGTATGATAGCTGGTAGTGGATCCCCAGCCACAAATGGTGCGGCTCTCACTAAAAAGTGTTCACCGGCGAGTGGGTGATCGGTTGTTGGTGTAGTCAATGGGTCTGGACCTGGACCAGATGGTCCCCTAGGTCCTGTGGGTCCTGTGGGACCTGTGGGACCTGTGGGTTTCTCTGTGGGTATCATAAAAAATGCTCCCACTGAGGATGAACAACATATCATCATTAAACCAAGGACGGCAATTATTTTTGGATCCATTATATTTACTTATTGTATAGGTTTAAAATTTAATTTGTTTATTCGTGATCGTTTGAAGCCAGGATTGGAATCCCTTACCCCTGAGATGTTCAATCATTGGTTCACATTTGTGACCAAGGAACACATCAAATACATCCTTCTCTTCAGTCGGGGAGACCCTAATCTGAGGTTCCTCGTTAATATGTTGATTGATGATGTTGTATCCAAAAGCAATTTCTTTGAGGGTCTCAGCTCCGGTGATGATGATCTTACCGGTAGAGAAGATACTCGTAGTAATCTCCTTCATATCTTGGGCCGGTTGAAACTTGATCTTCACAGCACTGTACCTGTCCGGCTCGAAGGAAACCTTAAAGATGTCCGAGTGATTCTCAAAGTGTTTAGCCACCTTCATGAGATTGATGTTGTAGTTGAGGCTGAAGTTGGAGTTGATCATGACAACCCGGAAAGAGTCAACGGGGACTTGATTCTCCATTTCCAAAAAGGTCTTGAAGATGTAGATCAGCTGCGTGATGATCCTCTTACAGTCAAAGAGATCACAACAGCCAGCCACTTGGATAGAGCCGTTGGGGAACACTTTGACAGACTTGGTGCTGTATGAGTCATGGTACGTGAGTGTTACCTGGTTGTAGAAGGTGGTAGGCTTCAATTTCCACTCAAAGCCACCATTACCTTTGGTACCGGATCGTTTCAATTTGAAAGTTTCCAAATTCTCAAAAACGGAACGAAGCCTTTTAATATCAATTTGTTGAATAAACTTTGAAACCATCGTGATCGTTGTAATCTTTATCCAAGAAGGTCTCGTCTCATCGGGGAATCCTTTCCTGAACTCATCAAGAGTCAGAAGGTATGAAAAGCTGTTGTTGGCGATAGCCGAATACATTGTTTTACTCTTTTATTCAGAGCCTCTCGTCTTTATCTGATTTTATACTTAAAAGAGAGTGACTTAGGTTATCTACATGACTTCCTTTCTCAAAACCGCGAAACACGTCTACGATGTTGAATCTGAACTGGACTACGTAGCCATAACTTATGAACGTTTTGTTAGAGGTAAGGGGTATGAGACTTACGTTGACTACATCCACACGAAGCCTCTTGCGAGTTGGACTGTTCTCAAATCCAAGAGTCAATCTATCCCTTATGAAAAGTTCCTGGATACGATGTGTGAAAAGACCCTAGAGGTTCGTCAGAAAATGGCCGAACTCGCACTTGAGAATATCGTTGAGGATAAACAGAGTATTCACACATACATTCGCACAGCTTACACGTCTAAGATTTTGGACCCCACCTTTCAACCACCTTGGATTAATCGTAAGAGTGCTTGGCAGAGGGAATTTATTAAAAAGTTTTGTATGGATACACTCGCTGATCTTATTCAACGATGTGAAGATGAATCTAGACTAGAATATTTCTTCAACGTCTTGCGTAATATACACTCAGGGCAATAGCTAGGACACACAGAGAACCACCGATCAAAGAAAACTCTGGATGATTGGAAACACCAACAGTTACTTTTTCAATGATACCTCTCTTCTTTTGTTTAGTAAAGCCTGTATCAATGTTTCTACGTGGAATAAGTGGTCTATCTAAAGAACATTTAGACGTAGATTCCGAACACAGTCCATACTCACAATAGACACTTCTCTTGGGTTCTTGGATACCTGGTTCAGACCTAATTTCAGTAAAATCATCATACCCACCACTTTGTCTCACACTCCCTGGAAGGGAGAAATCATGAGTGACAAATGGATTGACATTATCAATTGCTTCTTCTTCTGTAAGCATCATATTTACTTTTAGTTCATATTATATTTTTTAGTCTTCATCTTGGTTTTATGCTCTTCCCACATCATGTCTAGATCCACATTTAGCATATGTGCCAACTGGAAGAGATAACTAAACACATCCCCCATTTCCATCATAACATCTGTACCCCTCTCCTTCTTGAGACCTATTTTCTTATAAGTCTTCTTGTACTGACGAATCGCTGAAGCGAGTTCACCAAACTCTTCTGTCAGGAGGAGCCATACTGTATCAACTGCAGCACGATCCCAACCTTTAGATTTACACACTTTCTCAGTTTCGTCTTTGTAGAAGTTCAAACTTACACTCATCTTACCAGTATATGAAATCAAAACTTTAATTGATACCAATCTTCATATTCTTGGGAAGCTTTTTACCATATGTACTCGTGTTAATGGGTTGCGCGAGGGGGACTGCGATTGTATCAATATCTTGGACGTAGGACATGTACTGAGAGACTCCAGTTTGAATTTGCCCGAGAGCTGTTTCAATCACGCGACCATTCATAAAGCGAACTTGTTCATTCACACGAGAGTAAGAATCACCTGAGTTGTTTATGAAGACAACTCTCATAAGGCTAAAGAGATCATCTGAGTTTTGACGATCAATAGCGATACCAGTTTTATTTTTGAACGCCTGACGGATTCCACGCTGGAGAAGATTTCGGTTGAACTCAGAAAAGAACAGGGTGTTGAGTGGAGTCTCACACTGCTTGAGGGAGTCAAGGTGAAGGTTGTCACACATTTAATATACCCTCGGAAAAAAAAACTCTGTAGATATTAAATGTTAAACATAGCTGATTTTGACGAGGCATACAATGGCAAACCTACAAATGTTGAACAAATCCCATGTCAACCACCAACCTGCTTCGTTGGGTCATATGCTCCCATAACACCAGCAGGTCAAGAAGGGCCATTCTTCGTGAACAGTTACTTGCTCCAGCCCAATCGTAAGTTTGAAACTGTCGGTACGGTGAAGGTCACAAGTGGTGATCTCGAGAAGTGCCGTAAGTAAGTTAAAAATAAAACAAGTAATAAAATTAAATGAGGGTCGTTAAGCGCTCAGGTCGTATTGAGGATATGAAATTTGATAACATCACCAATAGGATCAAGAATCTGACACACGGTCTCTCAGAAAATTGTGACTCCGCTAAGGTTGCACAACAAGTTGCATCATCTCTCTATGATGGCATTAGCGTTCAAGAAATTGATACTCTCTCAGCTGAAATTTGTATTGGTATGATTACATCTGACCCCGATTATGAAACACTGGCAACACGTATCGTCGCGAGTAATATCCAGAAGGTATGCCCCAATAATTTCCACACTGCAATGAAAAAGCTAGCTAAGGCTGGTGTCGTAACTGACGAGATTTCTCAAGTGGCTGGTAGAGTTAAGGATGACATTATCACCAAGAGGGACTTTGACTTTGGATATTTTGGACTCAAGACACTCGAGAAGAGTTACCTCCAACGCCTTGATGGTATACTGATGGAAACCCCACAATATATGTTTATGCGGGTATCCATCGGTATTCATGGTGATGATATCCCTGCAGTATTGGACACGTATGATAAGATGTCACAAGGTATGTTTATTCATGCGACACCCACCCTATTCAACGCGGGTACACCTAGACCCCAGATGTCCAGTTGTTTCCTGATTGCTAACAAAGAGGACTCCATCAATGGTATTTATGGAACCCTCACGGAGTGTGCACAGATTTCTAAATGGGCTGGTGGTATCGGTATGCAT